TGACATTGTTGCTTCTAATGTTGGCGGTAAAGTTACTTTAACTAGTTCAACAGGTAGAGATATCAGAGTTAGAGCAGGTAACGTTGGCGGATTTGGACCTACTAATCTAAACATAACAGCAGGTATTTACAGTAACTGGAAAAATCCAGCAAGTGACACTACATTAACTTATAGTGCAGACGCAAATGCCCCAACTGGAACATTAACAGATGGTAAACTATGGTACGATACTAGTGGTAATGTTGATATTTTATACAACAAACCTAGTGTAGGATGGACTTCATATAGCACAGACTATGACGTAAACGTAACAGCATCAGAGCCAACCAAGAAAGCAGACGGCGTAAGCAGTTTGGTAAACGGTGACCTTTGGGTTGATTCAGACGCAGTTGACCAACCAGCAATTTACAAATGGAATTCTAGCACAAGTGCGTGGGTTAAAGTTGATAATACAGACCAAGTAACAGGCGATGGTATTATATTTAAAGATATGAGACAATCACCAACATCAAGTTTAGATGCAGACGCAACACAGGCTAGCACTAAAGCAGTTGGAATATTGGCTTGGAACACTAGATATAGTGGTAAAAACGTAAAAGAGTATAAAATTGATTATACTCCAGCAGGTACAAACGTTGGTGACGTTTGGGTAACAGCAAGTGGAAACAAAAACGACGGTAGTATGTATAGTGGAAACGACGCAGTTAGACGTGTAGTAGAAACAAAAATGGCATCAGAACTTTCAGGTGACCAAGACATTAGAAGTGAAACTAACTTCTTTAATGTTATTTCTGCTCCAGGCTTCCCAGGCTTACTAGACGAGATGATTACATTAAACACTGATAAAAAAGAAGTTGCATTTATTTTAGCAGATGCTCCATTCACTTTAGACAGTAGTTCATTAAGTCTTCAAAATTGGGCAACCAATGCCAATAGTGCAGGTGAGAACGGTAAAGAAGGACTTGTTTCAAGTTCAGCCTATGCGGCAGTTCATTACCCACACGGTTTAACAACTAACTTAGACGGCACAAATGTTGTTGTTCCAGCAAGTCACATTGCTTTAAGAACATTAGCATACAATGACCAGGTAGCATATCAGTGGTTTGCTCCAGCAGGATTCAACAGAGGTTTAGTACAAAATGCTACTTCAGTTGGTTATGTTGCAGAAGCAACTAGTGAATTCCAAGTAGTTAATTTAAGTGAAGGTCAAAGAGACACTCTTTACGCAAATAAAATTAACCCAATTGGAAACTTCCCTGGACAAGGTCTAGCAGTATTTGGACAGAAAACACTAAATCCAAGTTCTAGTGCTTTAGATAGAATTAACGTAGCAAGATTGATTAACTACATTAGATATCAATTAGATATTGGTGTAAAACCATTCTTGTTTGAACCAAATGATTCTATAACTAGACAAGGTGTTAAAAGAGTTGCTGATAACTTATTATCAGAACTTGTAAGCCTAAGAGGTGTATTTGACTTTATCACAGTTTGTGACGAAACGAATAACACTACTGCAAGAATTAATAGAAACGAATTATACTTAGACGTTGCAATACAACCAACTAAAGCAGTTGAGTTTATATATGTTCCGATAAGAATTCAAAGTACATTAGGTCAAACAGGTAGTTAAGACTTAAAAAAGTTACAGTAGGAGTAACAATTAAAGCGGTACTTAATAGGTGCCGCTTTTTTTTGAGTGAAATAAGATAAATAATTGCATATATAAGAACATTTAAGTTCTTCCTAGGAGAAAAAGAAATGGCAGTAACAAAGGATAAATTCGGTGTACCAATTGATGGTAATCGTCTGGGAATCCTCCAACCAAAATTACGTTATAGATTTAGAGTCATAATGACGGGTTTTGGAGCCGGTGGTAGATCTGACGAACTTACAAGTAATGTTGTAAGTGTAACAAGACCTACATTAGGCTATGAAGAAGTAACCATTGACAGTTATAACTCTAGAGCATACGTTCAAGGTAAGCATACTTGGGAACCAGTATCACTCATTATAAGGGATGATATTACTAACCAAGTTTCTGCTTTAGTTGGACAGCAAGTTCAAAGACAGTTAAACCACTTTGAGCAAACATCAGCAATATCAGGATCAGACTATAAATTTGATATGTTAATTCAGGTATTAGATGGCTCTAACGCAGAAGCAACTGAGCAATGGGAACTAGAAGGTTGTTTCCTAATTAATACTAACTACAGCGAACACGACTACTCAACAAGTGAGCCAGTCACAGTTGATATGCAAATCAGATATGATAATGCTGTTCACGTTGCAGGGCCTAACACATTAGGCGGAAAAGTACAAGCAGGAGATCCATTCCCAATAGCGGCACCTTTACCAACTACACCTGGTACAGGCGTTTAATTTTAGACCAAGAGCAACTTAATGGAGTTCAGGTCTAGGCACAACATTAGCACAGGGGCCTATTTAGCAGGCCCCCGTCACGCCCAAACCCAATTAGGCACACATTTTAGAAACGGTGGCGGAACACCTCCCAGACAAAGTTTCGCATACTTCGTCAATGTGATACCTAACTATGGTATTTTAAATTTAGATATTAGCGAACATTTTAAGTTAAGCAACTTAATTAAAACTTTTCAGTTTCCGCAAATCACATATAGAAACCAAGTACTAAACCAATACAACAGAAAACGTATCTCTCAGACAGGGTTAGAGTATGGTAACTTGGCATTAACTGTTCACGATGATATTCACGACAACTGGATGAGATTTTTATCCGTATATCACAATTATCATTATATGGACGGTAGAGGATACTCTGAAGAACTAAACGGATTTAAACAAGACTTAGATACAACATTACCTATGGCAGACCAAAATGCCAGTAATAACGGATTATGGAATCCAGGCTCTGCAGGTTTAGACATACACAGAGACAAATATCTTATAGATAGAATAGACTTTTACAAGTACTCAGGCGGTAAAGTATCAGTAACACACTTTATAAATCCTACACTCAACAGTTTTACGCAGAGTGCTAATGATTATTCAAGCAGTGATTTACAAGAACTACAGTTAGACTTCAGTTTTGAAAAAGTTCTAATAAGTCCAGACTTCGAAGTTAAGATGGACGATTTTGAAAAAGAACGTTTTGCTCCTATATTCGATCCAGTTGGCAACTTACTTTTTAGACAAGTAGGAGGTTTAGACGGAGGTATAGGCGGACTGGTAGAAGATTTTATTGACGGTGTTACTAATGGAATAAATGATTTTATCAAAGGTATTCTTTTTGGTAGCAATGATAACTCACCAGGAGCAGGTGCAATTAAAGGTTTAAACAACGAGTCGCAGAAGGCAGTTACAGGTGCTCCTAGAACATCACAACAATTACAGCCGAGCAAAGGACTTGTCAATCCTGATGTAACAAGTGTCCAACCAGGAGATTATGAAGGCAGAGGTTTCTTTGAAAGGTTATATGACAGCACAATTGGTGCGGCAATACTCAGTGCAGGACAAATAGCAAACGATAGACTGGAAAGTGAATTTGCAGAAGCAACTGCTAAAACACAGAATGAAATCAAAGACAAATTGTTTGGTGGTTAATTATGTCAGAAATATTTAATAACTTTGGTGTAGACAGCAAAATAATTAAAAAGAATCACCATTATAAGCAAGTCAGTATTACAGGTGAGAAATTACAGGTACAAAAAACCAGTAAAGACTTATTAGACGAAAACTTTTTTAACGAACCTATCCCCAACATAAATCAAATGAATCAAACTATTGATACATTTGTTACAAATGGTTACTCTGAAAAAACAGCAAGAGCAACTGTAGAAACACTAAAACAAGGTACTCTGGAAAACAATAAACAACTCACAGACACTTACAACATTGTAAACAATACCATAGTACTTACAGAATTAGGCAAAGAGATTATAAATGCCAAACGTGATAAAAACGTTCAAATAGTAGAGAGTGCAACAACACCAACAGAAGTGTCTAATCTAATCAAGGGGTAACTTATGGCAAATAAATTTGCACAAGGTGTTTACACTCCTAAAAATCCACAAAAGTTTGTAGGTAAAAAGAATCCTTATTACAGAAGTAGTTGGGAATTAGCCTTTATGCGTATGTGCGATGACCACCCTTATGTACTCGAATGGGCAAGTGAAAACTTAAAAATACCATATCAAAATCCAATGACGGGCAAGTTTACGGTGTACGTTCCAGACTTTTCGATTAAATACAAAGACAAGAAAGGCAGTACCAAGGTTGAAGTTATAGAAATTAAACCAGGTGCCCAAACAACAATGGAGAGTGCAAAAAGTCAATCTCAAAAAGCAAGTGTTGTTTTAAATGCCGCAAAATGGAAAGCCGCCCACGAGTGGTGCAAACGTAAAGGCATACACTTTAGAGTGTTAAATGAAAGTCATATGTTTGCTAATGCAGGTAAAAGAAAAAGAAAATGACAAAAAGACTAGAAGAAGAATTTAATCTACCTCCAATAGAAGAGGTGACAGAAAAAGCAGAAGTAGTTGAACAAGAAGTTGTTGAACTTCCTGCTACAAAACAAGAAGTCGATGATGCTTTAGACCTAGCAGAACGTATCAACGAAGCATTGCCACAAGTCAAAGGACTTACAACTGCAGATGTAGAGTTAGATGATATTGCTACTAAGGCTTTGGAAAGTTATGAAGAACTTATGCGATTAGGTATGAATGTACAAGATGTACACGCAGGAAGAATATTTGACAACGCCGCAAATATGCTAAAAGTAGCATTAGACAGTAAAAGTACTAAGATAGATAAGAAATTAAAAATGGTAGACTTACAACTTAAACGACAAAAACTTGACCAAGACTTGGATCCAGAACAAGCAAATAACCCAAATCAACAGATTTTTAATAGGAACGACTTACTCAAATTTATCAACAAAGATGATAAATAAGTTTATACGGAGTTTTAGATATGACTAGAAATTTTAAAGAAATACTAAGCGAAAGTTTTAGTAAGACTATTGCATACAGAATTAAGTTTGCAATGGAGTGCAATGCAGATGATATGAACTTGTTAGAAAGAAGTCTAGCAAAATATCAATTTGAGAGTGCATCAGATTGGAAGAGAACTCCAATACAAAAGAACCCAATTGATTTTAAAAACAGACCTTTAGACGGTCCTGTTGAAGTATGTAGTACAGATGTTGTATTAAAATACCCAATCAATGAAAGATTATTAGAAGTACTATTAGCATTAGACTTTGGCATAAACCCAGAGCAAATCATAGTACAACAAGTTGATAGTCCTCGAACAAATGTTGACGAAGTAGAAGCAGACAGAATGGAAAACGATGAAGGTAGAACTGTTAGCCAAGAAGATGCAGAGTTAAACAAAGAGGAACAAGCACATTACGAATTAGAAAATGCTGACCCAAAAGCAAAAGGCGAAAGTTTAGGTTATGAAAAGATTAATCAAATATTAGTTGATGACCTAAGTTTATACGGAATCGAATTAAATCAAGAAATGATGAAAAAGATTCAAGCATTAAAGGACAGCAGAGGATCAGAGTATTACAGTTCATATCCTACAAAGGATGAACTTATGGGTGATAACTTAAAACCACTTATGGACATTCTGCAACGTCAACACAACTATGGTCCAGAGCCTAAGTATGTTGAAATAAATCAAGGATTGACAAAATGAGGATAGACGAATTTGACAAATCAATTACTGAAGAGCCAGCAGTAGATACTGCTACTACAACTTCAGATATTCCAGAACTAAGCGGTGGACAATTAGCGGCATTGAGAAAGTTAATGGGCGACGATGCTCAAAAAACAATGTATGCTAAAAGAGGAATAGAACACGCATTGGCAGGAAAAGCCATCCCATCAAACTTATCAGGTGCATTAAGAGAGCCGTTAAGTTTATTGCTGAGATATGTAGAAGGCGGAATGGGCGATGTTGCTAGACTTCAAAGACAAGACCAACAAATGCACAAGGATCAAATGATGAATAGTGCAGAAAATGATGAGGCACCTATCGAAGAAAAAGAAACTAAACATACATCTGCTTCACTAAACCTTGCTATTAACGATGCACTAAGAACAGCAGATGCAAGAGGTATTACACCAGAGATTAGAAATAGTTTTCAAGGTAAAGCAAAAGTTATGTGGAATACTGCTAAAGACACTGGACAATCTCCAGCAGAAACAGTAAACCAGGCTATATCTGCCGCAAGAGCAGAAGCAGAAGCCAAAAAAGATGCTAAAAAAGATAAAGAGAAAGAAGCAGAAAGAAGAGATTCAGAGAAACAATTAAAAATTAAAGCCAAGCAAGACTCAGATGATAAGCAAGTATCATCACCAACAACAGTTAAAGCAGAAAGCATAGAAGATTTCAATTTAATACTTCAGAAGTTATCAGGAATAAAATAATGAACCCGATGCCAGGCGAAGAATACAAAGGCATAGTAGACTATATGTTCACCGGTGACGATGGCAACACCGTAGACGGAGAAATTAGTTATACAGCAGAAGTTGTAGGTTCAGATGGCGATATAGATAACAATGGAGCAGGCGGCTTTTACGGTTTAAAAGTTATTCCAGACAGTTTAGAAGCACATTTTGATGAACTAGGCAGTGAAAACTACTTAGCAAAAATAGATGATGACTTTGCAAACGAACAAATACTTCCAGGCGGTGACGAACACGAAGAAGCATTAGCAATGGCACAAGAAGATGCTGATGAAATGTTTGCTGAAGCAGACATTGATATTCCTATGGAAAGCAACGAACTCACAGAAGCACCTATGCCAGACTTTCAATATCTTTCAACTATGCCAGTTGCAGACAATTTTTTGAGATTTGTACAAGCAACAAACAAAGATAGAGAAGAAAGACAAAGACAATCAGGTGGTTATAGCCTTCCTTCAATGCAACAAATAACAGACGAACAGCAGTTACAAAGAGTTTGGGAACATTTTTTAAATGAATTTGGTACATATGTAAAACAAGATGTACAAGACAAGTATTGGCAAAAGATTAAAGATAATGCCAAACAATTAGTAAATGATAATACTTTTGGAGGTATACCTCCAGAGTATAAAATAACAGATGAAGAACAATTTATTGTGAACTTTCTTAATAACAGAAAGTTTGCACACACAAAACAAATGATGAAAAGATTAGAAGATTTTATAAATTCTAACAAACAAGAAGGTTCAATAGAATCTTTACAACTATTCGATGAGAGTGTAGATATGAGTATGAATGAAGAACTTAACAGAGTAAAAAAATTAGCAGGTCTAGAAGAAGCCTGTGGAGGTTGCGAAGAACAAGAGCAAGGCGACAGCGAAAGTGTTCACTTCAGAAAAGAAAAATCTTCAGACACCGGATCAGTTAGCATAGAAGCAAGTGCAGATTCTATGGAAGAAATGAAACGTTTACTTGCCTTAATTGGACACGACTTACCAAAAGAAATGTCTCCACATTCAGATGGAGAAGTAGACAACGGACCAGACGGTGAAGTAATGGCAGAGCCTGTTGCAATAACAGTTACTCAACCAGAGCAAGGAGAAAAACCTTTTGATCCTTATGGTAATAATAAAAAAGCACTACTCAATTATTTAAGAGACAGTTACAAAAGCCAATAAATAACATTTATGTTATTCCCTGCTTTATGCAAATCCACGAGTCATAACCAATACCCTGGTGTGTTTCCGTTTGACAGCAACGACGATACCGATAATTATGTATTTAAAAATAAGGCAGTCCCCAATTGGGAATGGTTAGACAAAAAAGTCTCTTATACTTTGAACAGTCAAGGCTATAGAGCAAAAGAGTTCGATGATTGTGATTGGGCAAATAGTGTTTTGTTTTTTGGTTGCAGTTGGGTATATGGAGTAGGAGTCGACGATAGTGACACTATGGCATCTATGTTTACTGCCCAAACAGGCGTACCCAGTATAAATTTAGGAATGCCTGCTGTTAGTAATTGGTTCACTGTAAAAAATTGTGAGATACTATACAGAAAGGGTATAAAACCAAAAGCAGTAATAAACTGTATGACATATCCTACACGTTTTACATTGTTTAAAGATGACGACACACAAAGAAATATAGGTAAATGGTCAGTAGATGATGAGAGAATATTATTCGAGCAACTGTCACAGGATTATGCTACATCGCATTTTTATACAACTTGGTGTAAGCAATTAATTGATTCTTACTTCGATTGTCCTGTGTTACATTATTCAGTTGATGGAAGTCTTGCTACACATCTAAAAATTCCTTTTCTTATAGACATAGTAGGCGAGAAATACTTTTGGGACAGAAAAAATAGAGCGAGAGACACAGCACATCAAGGGCCTACTGTAAATCATAAAATAATTAAACACATAGTTAATGATTTTAACAGCAAAATACGGTAAATACTATTATGCCTAAAGGAACAGCAAATACAGAACTAATAAAGAAGCCATACAGTAAGACTCCGTATACTCCTGAGGAGATGGAAGAACTGACATTATGTTTAGATCCAAAGACAGGACCTATATACTTTATGCAGAATTTTATGAAAATACAGCATCCTACAAAAGGAGAGATGGCATTTGAACCTTTCAACTTTCAAAACTTTCTAGTTGATAACTATCATCAGTATAGATTTAGTATCAATATGTTACCTAGACAAACTGGTAAAACAACCTGTGCGGCAGGATACTTGCTTTGGTATGCGATGTTTGTGCCTGACAGCACAATATTAATTGCGGCACATAAACATACAGGTTCCAGTGAGATTATGACTAGAGTACGATATGCGTATGAAGGAGTTCCAAATCATATTAGAGCAGGTGTTGTAGAATACAATAAAGGTAGTGTACAATTTGATAATGGTAGTAGAATAGTTGCTACAACAACTACAGAAAATACTGGTAGGGGTATGTCACTTTCGTTAATTTACTTAGACGAGTTTGCATTCGTACCACCCAGAATAGCCAAAGAGTTTTGGACTTCACTATCACCCACACTAGCAACAGGTGGTAAGTGTATTATTACCAGCACACCTAATAGTGATGATGATACATTTGCTAACATTTGGAGCCAGGCGTGTAACACATTAGACCATAAAGGTGACGAGCAAGAGTTAGGCACAAATGGATTTAAAGCATTCAAAGTTCATTGGAAAGAACATCCAGATAGAAACGATGAATGGGCGGCAGAAGAACGTGGCAGAATTGGAGAAGAACGTTTTAGACGTGAACACGAATGCGAATTTATTATATATGATGAAACACTAATAGACAGTTTAGTACTTATAGATATGAAAGGCATAGATCCTATAGAACGTATGGGACAAGTAAGGTGGTACAAGAAGCCTAACAAAGACAGCATTTATTGTATAGCATTAGATCCAAGCACAGGAACAGGAGGAGACTTTGCCGCAATCACAGTTTTTGAATTGCCCAGTATGGAACAAGTTGCAGAATGGCAAAACAACAAAGCACCAATAGAACAACAGATGAAAACTATGAGACAAATACTCACAGAAATAAGAGATACTGGGTGTGATGAGATTTATTGGACAGTAGAAAATAATGCTATAGGTGAAGCCGCTCTAGTTGTTATTAGAGAAACAGGCGAAGAAAAGTTTCCAGGTATGTTTTGTAGTGAACCCAAACGAGCACCAGGACCTAGAAAGTCTAGAAAAGGATTCCATACCACAAATAGAAACAAAGTCGAAACTTGCTTAGAAGTAAAACGTTGGATTGAAAGCAGTAAATTAAAAATTAAAAGTAAAAACTTAGTCAGAGAACTTAAAACTTTTGTTAGTAGAGGTAATAGTTTTAGTGCTAAACCAGGTGAAACAGACGATCTAGTTATGAGTATGATAATAAATGCTAGGCTAATCAAGTATGTTGCTACATTTGACGAAGGTGTATATGACTCAGTAACATTGAGTTTAGGCGATTACGACGACGATGAAGGCGGTGATGAAGCACTTCCAATCTTAATGCTTTAGATAAATAGTTATATGAAAGTAGGAAATGATATATTTGATATTTTAAACGGATTAGGATTTCGTATTAAGATGTTTAACGAAGAAGGCAAAATTAGTACTGATGCAGAAGAGAGTACTAGATTTTACAGTGAAAGTCCTAACATAATGATATCAATCGAACCAGAAGACAATATTATAAAACTTGCTAGAGGCGGTGCCCACTCTGTAGAAGAAATGGAACCTATCAGAAAAAGAATTAAAGAACTAGCAGGCGATTCACTTATGAAGTTCGAGTACAAAATATTTAATAAAAATATTACACCAAAGGATCAAGCCTATCAAATTAAGAGAGAAACAATGGAAGGAATAGATGAATTAAGAAAACTAGCAGGACTAGAAGAATCAAAGCCTGACTTTTTAGATTTAGATGGTGACGGCGATAAAGAAGAGCCAATGAAGAAAGCCGCAAAAGATAAAAAGAAGAAAGACGAAGGCAGAATAGAAGATACTTTTGGAACTAAAACAATTGATAAACACGATAAGCCTAAAAAGGAAAAGAAAAAAGTTGAAGAAGGCTTTGGCAAATTATCAGGTTCAAGAAAAACAAGTTACCAACCATTAGACCAAGACGTTAAAATTGTCGTGAGACACAAGAAAGAAGTAGACGAAGACGTCAGAGGATCTAGAAGCAGAAACATCAGTAAGATTTTTATAGAACGTGCTGGAGAAAGATTTAAGTTTCCAGTAAATTCAATGATAGGTGCTAGAGCAATGGCACGTCATATGAGTAATGGCGGAGAAGTCCACGACACAATAGGCGAGCAAATTGTAGAAATGACTGGCAACCTATCCACAGTAAGACAATTTTTAAATGCTGTAAAGAGCAAAAACTTAATGAACGAAGAAAACGAAGAGTATGTAAAACTTGCAGTTGAAAATTTAAGTAACAGCAGAGACATACTTAAATCTTTAGCAGGTGCAAAAACATACACCAGAGCAATAAGTGAACTTGCAGTATTTTCACAAAACGAAATCATAGAAGAAGACAACGAAGACCTAATGAATTATTTCAAAGAGACATTTGTTGACTCTAGAATAGAAAGTGTATTAGGTACACTTAATAAATTTAATAAACAAAAACAAAATTTTGAAAGCAGAGTAAATGAAGAACTAGATACAACTGCTATTTCAAAAAGTTTCTTTAAAACACTTAATCCAGAATCCAATCTTACAGAATGGTTAACTGAAATGACTAGTATGGTACAAGGCGATAGTCTAAAATACTTACTACTCAATAGTGTTAGAAAGATTAAAAATAATGTATCTTTAAG